TGCTAATACCAAGGCATCCTGAGCCTCTTCTAATGTCATTTGGGTAGCCTGAGATGGCATAGCAAGGAACAAGCTTCCAAATGCTAGGAAAATTGCTGTTAAAAAATTTGGGGTCTTTTTAATTTTGGGGTCTCCTTGTTAGACATTAAGACTAACAAGATAATTATAGCATTATTTTGGCATAAGAAAAGGAGGGCTTTCGCCCTCCCTTCCCTTTTGTGGTCTGCTAAAAGTCCCAGTCATCATCAGTAGTTGACTCGTGCTTACCGATTACGTAAGACGAACCTGAGCCAGAGAAGAAGTCGTGGTTTTCGTCTGAATTTGGCGATAGCGAACTCAGGATAGCAGGATTTACATCACAGACATCCTTTGGAAATAGTGCATCAAAACCAAGATTCATCAGAGCCTTGTTTGCGTTGTAGTGCAAGAACTTCTTTACGTCTTCTGTAAGACCTACCTCGTCATAAAGATCAGCAGTATACTTAATCTCATTGTCGTATAGCTCCATTAGAAGGTCGTAGGTGTAGCTCTTTAGCTCTTCCTGGCGTTCTGGCGTAGCCTCATTGTAGGCTTGCTGGAACTTGTATCCAATGTAGTAACCATGTACCGCTTCATCACGAATGATAAGTCTAATCAAATCAGCAGTGTTTGTAAGCTTTGCACGGCTGGACCAATACATTGGAAGATAGAATCCGCTATAGAATAGGAATGATTCTAGCAATGTAGAAGCAATCTTACGCTTTAGTGGATCGTCTCCGTGATACCTGTCAAGAACAATCTGCGCCTTCTTCTGTAGGTATGGATTGTCTTCTGACCAACGGAATGCATCCTCAATTTCCTGTGTGGAAATAAGAGTAGAGAATACACTTGAGTACGACTTGGCATGTACTGATTCCATGAAGGCAATGTTAGTAATAACTGCTTCTTCATGTTGTGTACGAGCATCAGGCATCAGGCTCATTGCTCCCACAGTACCCTGGATCGTATCTAGCATTGTAAGACCTGTAAATACTCTAACGGTTAGCAGCTTCTCATGGTCACGCAATGTAGACCAAGACTGAATATCATTGGAGATTGGCACCTTCTCAGGCAGCCAGAAGTTAGCAGTTAGCCTATTCCACACCTCCAAGTCAACTTGATCTTCAATCTTGTTCCAGTTAACTGGTCTTGTTATAGCTGACATGATACACATCCTTCCATTTCTGTTCCTTCTAGCGCATTCTGTCTAATGCGAATGTAGTAGATAGTCTTGATACCCTTCTTCCATGCATAGATCTGTGCACGGTTAACATCACGAGTAGTTGCTGTGTCCTTAAAGAACAAGGTCAAAGACATGCCCTGGTCAATGTGTTGCTGTGCAGCAGCATAGATGTCAATGATCTTCTCTGGACCAATCTCGTATGCATCCTGGAAGTACTCACGGTTATCGTTAGTTAGGTATGGTGCTGGGTAATAAACACGACCCATCTTTCCTTCCTTACGAATCTCAATCTGAGAAGCAATAGGGTGGATAGATGATGTTGAGTTATTGATGTACGAGATAGAGCCAGTAGGAGGCACTGCCTGTAGGTTCTGGTTGTAAAGACCAAATGTCATTACGTTGTTTGCAAGATACTGCCAGTCTTCCTTTGTTGGAATGTGAATGCCAGCATCACTAAATAGCTTAACAACCTTATCAGTCTTTGGCTTCCACTCATTTGCAATGTACTTTACAAAGAATGTGCCATCAGCATACTTGCTCTTTTCAAAGCCATCGAATGGGCTTCCAGTCTCTACAGCTAGCTTGTTAGATGCAACAAGAGCGTGGTACAAAACAGTATAGAAGTAGATGTTCGTAAAGTCAATAGACTCTTCGTCACCATACATCATCTCTTCCTTACCAAAGTATCCATGCAGGTTCATCTGACCTAGACCAATAGCACGTGACTTACGGTTACCCTCAGCCACAGACATTACAGAATCAATGTATGACTGCTCTGAAACAGATGTTAGGGCACGGATTGCGGTCTCAACTGTCTTGCCAAAGTCTGGAGACTCCATAGCCTTAGCAATGTTTAGCGATCCCAGGTTACAGGAAATATCCTTACCAATATCCTTGTACGACATATCATTGTTGTATGTGGTAGGTGTGTTTACCTGTAGGATTTCAGAGCATAGGTTGGACATGTTGATACGCCCATCAATTGGATTGGCATTGTTTACAGTGTCTTCATATACAATGTATGGATATCCCGACTCAAACTGAATCTCAGCAATACGTTCGAATAGCTCACGAGCCTTGATCTTGGACTTGCGTACCCTACCATCGTCCACAAGAGTCTGGTACATCTCTGTAATCGAAATGTCGGACATTGGCTTACCATAGAAACGCTCAACGTCATATGGCGAGAACAAGTACATATCATCACCATTCTTAGCAAGCTCAAGAGTGATGTCTGGAATGACAACTCCAAGGCTAAGGGTCTTGATACGAATCTTCTCGTCAGCGTTCTCACGCTTGGTGTCTAGGAAGCGCATGATGTCTGGGTGGTGAGCGTTTAGGTAAACGGCACCTGCACCCTGACGAGCACCTAGCTGATTTGCGTAGGAGAATGCATCTTCCAGCATCTTCATTACAGGGATAATACCTGACGACTGGTTCTCAATCTTCTTGATAGGAGCACCAAGCTCACGCACGTTGGTAAGATTAAGACCTACTCCACCTCCACGCTTAGATAGCTGAAGAGACGAGGTAACTGCACGAGCAATCGATTCCATGTTGTCTTCAACACGTAGCAGGAAGCAGGAGACATATTCTCCACGCTGCTTCTTGCCAGCATTTAGGAAGGTTGGTGTTGCAGGCTGGAAGCGACCAGAAATGATTTCGTCTACCAGGCTTTCAGCAAATGACTCGTCTCCACGAGCAAGCATAAGTGCATTCATACAAACACGATCTTCAAAACGCTCTAGGTAACGATCTCCATCAAATGTCTTTAGCGCATACTGTGTGTAGAACTTGTAGGCACCAACAAATGTTGGGAAGCGGAACTTGTATGCGTAAGCCTGCTTAAACAAGTTCTTGATAAAGTCAAACGAGTACTGTTCAAGGATTTCCTTTTCGTAATAATCATTTTCAACTAGATAGCTAAGCTTCTCTTCAAGACTGTGAAAGAACACGGTGTTCTGGTTCACGTGGTCTAGGAAGTAAGCCCTAGCAGCTGCCTTATCTTTGTCAAATTGGATCTTGCCTTCTGCTGACCATAGGTTTAGCATGGCATTTAGTTCATGGTAACTGTAGTTGTCCATTTAGTTTTTCTAACCTCTCCTGTACTTTCTGTACATCTTCTGATGTACCAAATATTTCTACTCTGGCTATTATAGGGACACCAGTCTTCCCTGAGATTATTTCTGCAGCTTTACAGAAATGCTCTCCAAAATTTGTGTTGCCAAAGGCTACGATACCCTTTAGCAATTCTCTATTACTAGAGATGTTTAAAAAATGTCGAACCTGTCTGGGGATTGCAGAACTTTCACTACCCCCACCATAAGTCGGTACAAAAAGAATATACCGATTAGAGACAGTAAGAGGATCACTGCCATCCCAATTAATAGGAATGCGAATAACATTACCAAATCCATAATCAATCTTTTCTACAAATCGTTTAGTGTTTCCAGAGTAATTCGAGAAGTATACAATATCTAGTGACATCTATTTTAACTCCTTTTTATGATCTGGGGACAGAAAAGGGAGAGAGCCGAAACCCTCTCCCTTTACTATTTTACCACACTTACTTAAGCAGGGCAACCTTGTTCTTAGGGAACTTGGCATTCCAACGCTTTGCAAGCTTGTTGTAGCGGTCCTTGTCCTTCTTAGCCTTTGCTTCTGCAAGCGCAAGCTTAGCGTTTAGGGTAGCTACCTGTGCCTCTAGTGCAGTGACCTTGCCATTAGCAATAGCAAGCTCTGCATCCTTCTGCGATACCAGGGCAGCAAGGTCTACAACCTTCAAGTTGCCACGGACAAAGCCAGTAGGAGCAGTAAGACCAGTAACAGCATTTGCTACAGTAGCAGTTGCGATAAGGTCATACGATCCAACAGCAAGACCAGTCAGGTCACGAACAGCCGTACCATCGGCAGTTGTGGTGATTGAGTAGGTGTTGGTAGCAGTTGTAGATACAACCTGAAGTGCTACTGCAGAGCCAGAAACTGCGTTACCGAATACGTCAGTACCAGTAACGGTTACCTTTGCAGTAGTGCCAAGAGCAGCAGTTGGTGCATCTAGCTTAATAGTGTTAAGAGCACCAGCAGTACCCTTGACAAAGTAAGTAGTAGTTACACCATCAGCAGTAACGGCAACAGTTCCAGTCTTAGTAGTCTTAGTGAATACAAAGATGTCTGCAGTGGTACCAGTACCAGTTGCAATGGTTACAGATGCCGAACCAGAAGCAGCGGTTGCTCCAGTTAGGCTGGTAAGCAATAGTGCGTCAGTAGCGGTTGCTACAACGTTGCTTCCAGTTGCAACGCTAGTAAGAGCAATCTTAAGAGCGTCAGCTGCATCTACAGAGTTGTCTGCAGGTACAGGAAGTGCTACTGCGTTAGCAGCAGTGGTTGGTGCAGTTGAAACGGCAGTGCCGTTTACGGTTAGAGCTGCTGTAGCAGCACTAGCTGGTGCTACAAAAGTAGTAGCAGCAAGAGCCAATGCAGCAGCAACGGCAATAAAAGGCTTCTTAATAGAAGTCATATTTGTTTCTCCTTATATATTAGTTAGATTAGATCAAACCTAGCCAAGTAATCTTGAACGTCTTTTGGCATAGGCTTATATTGTATCACGTTAGAGTCATTCCTGTCAACTACCTGGTCAACTTTTGGTCTATCTCTAAATGTGTGAATTTCCACTTCAAGGTTTTGGTCCCTTGGTGTGTGAGAAATTGCGCCAAAGACTGCTCCGCAGACAGCGTCTGCCAAGTCCTTCGACGACTTTCTTGGGTGATCGACACGATTACCCTTCATGATCTTTAGCTCTGAGAGCTCCTCAAAGAGTAGATCAATCATTGGCATGGCTAGTCTTTCTTCATAAACTAGCATTGCCATGTCTTCATAGTGCTTCTTTGCAACAGATACTGTTTCTGTTCTCATGCCTACCGCCTTAAGCTCATTCTGAATATCGAATGACTGCCAACGGTCAAATGAAACCATTCCAATATCGAATCCCTGCCTACGTAGGCTTTGAATCCACTGCTTAACCTCAGATAGGTTTACAGGTCCTTCTATCCTTGGCTCCCACCAAGCTACAGCATCTACAACCACTACTGGTGCTACTTGCTGGTAGTCTTTCAGTACCTGGATATTTACCCATTTTTCTACGTGAGCAATAGCAACAGCACACTTGTCATGCTTCTGTGCAAGGTCAGCGTGTACAAAATATTTTTTATTTGGGTCTGGTACAAACGTAGCATCAAATCTTCTGTGCGAATCAAGTGGGTTCCTAAGCGTCATTGTTGCTCTTAGCTTTTCTGTTTGCTTAAAGAATCTGTCAGAAGAGAATGTTGGAACACAAGCAAAACGTTGCATAGCGTCACCCATATCAGTAAAGAACGCAAGCTTGAAGTCATCGATCTTACGAGTAGGGTTTACAACCCATGTAGGACGCTTAAGAGCAAACATACCTGGATACTTGTATGACACAACAGTATCTTCATCCCACTCAATGTCTAGATAGTTTCCGTCTTGGTCTTCTGGCAATTCAGGATTCATAATAAACCTGTGATGCTTTGTTACTACTTCCTTTTCAGCAATAACAGCCTCATACCTGGTTGAGATAAAGTCTCCTGGAAAACGTGGGAAGGATAGCAGGGCTACCTTGCCTAAGTCTGGGAAACGAGAGTCTACGGAAGCACGGAAGGCTTTGTAGATGTTATCTGCTGTTTTACCCTGATCATTTCCTGTTCCAATCTCTGTAGCAAAACCAGAGATCTCGTCAAGTACTGCAAGGATAAGGTTAAGCCCCTCGTGAGACTCTCGCTCCGAGTGACCTGAGTATACTGTGATAGACTTATCAAACTCAATTGATTCTGCTTTTGCATAGAACTTTCCAGCAAACCAAGGCGATTTCTCAATCTTAGTCTTAAAGCCTTTAAAGAATACGTTCTTCGCCTGTTGTGCGTTAATTGCAACGTTAATGATATCAATGGCATCGCCACTAGGCTTACCAAAATACCGTGCAGGATCCTTAAGACAAAGTAGCTTATAAACGATATAGGCACATGCCACAGTAGATGTAAAGTCTTTTCCAGAACCCTTTCCGAGCTGGAGGATAACTTCGTTTTTGGTGTACTTGTTGTAATACTGTCTACCAAGAGTATCTCCCATCAATTCAATGACATCCTCTAGCTTGTAGATTTGACTCATTGCTTCGACAATGTCATACTGTACCTGCGACAGCGGTGGCTGTGCCAGGTAATCCTCACCCTCAACAAATGTCTTAGCGTCTACTGGTCTTTCAGCAAATACATCTGACTTGAGGGCATCGAGAAAATCATCAAACATCGTTGCTGACCACCACGGTAATTACTTCTTTTTCCTTGGAGACAGCAGATAGTCTACGCATAATCTCGTCACGAATTTGTGGATACTCTGAGGCAATATCTTTCAAGATACCAACTAGGATATCCTGCTTACGCTCAATCTCAACCATCTCTTCTGCAAGCTCTTTGTTTTCTAACAGACCAGCTTTCTGTAGCATATCAATACGCTTAGACTCAAGATCCATTACTAGCTTAATACCTGCAGTTTTTGCAGTTAGGTTTGCAGTGGTAGTTGCATCATCAATAACTTCGTACGCCTTGCTAATTAGCTTTGTGTAGTGTGTGTCTGCTCCTACCAGGGCTTCCTTGGCACGAGCACGGATAGCAGCATTGTCTGCTGCCATAGACCGCCACTCATTAATATATGCAACAACTTTTTGTCGTGGCATAGATAGCTCTTTAGAAATTTGTGTAGGCTCACTACCTGCCAAATACTTTTCTACAACCTTGTTTACTTCATCAAGGTGCTCAACTGTTAGTTCTTCAAACGACACGCTTAGCTCTCTTTCCTCGCTTTGGCACTCGCTTAATGCGATCTAGCTTGAATGATCGGAAGACAGATGGTACGCCACCAATAATCTCAAAGCAGTCAATCCACTGTGCACCAGTCTCAATATTAGTAACTAGATATTGAAACTTAAACTTAGAGCCAAACTCACCACGAATCTTAATGGTCTCTCCATGGTTAATCTCAAAACCATCTAGGACAAAGCTAGGCTCACGAACAAACTTCTTCGCAATTTCTGGTTTCTCGTACTTTGGCTTACGTGCCATTCTATGCCTTTCCGTGTGGCTTGCTCTCAGCAAGTCCAGAGTTTGTAATTTTGATGTACATACTATTATACGCAAAGTCTCGTAGGTTGTCAACTCCAGTGTATGACATAGCACTTGCAATGCCAGACTTAAAGTCATTGATAACGTGCTCTACTGGACCCTTGCATGGAACTGTGGTAGAGATTCCCTCTACACCTGAAACAGATCCTCGTCCATCTTTCTGTGCCTCATATGATGCCATACCACGGAACAGCTTACGATTGCCCTCAATGATTTCTCCAGGAGATTCATCAGTACCAGCCAAAGCACCACCTAGCATAACAGCATTTGCTCCTGCAGCCAAAGCCTTAGCAGCGTCTCCAGAGTTTCTAATTCCACCATCAGCAATAATAGCTGGACCCTCACCGTATGGGAATACAGATCTAATATCAAGAATAGACGATAGGGTTGGTACACCGTGTCCACTTACAACTCGTGTTGTACATACAGACCCACCACCGATACCAACACGAACAGAGTCAGTGCCAGCTTCTGCAAGTCTAGCATAGCCATCTGCAGTTGCAATGTTTCCAGACATGATATGAATATCATTGCCAAACTCTGCCCTCAAAGCTTTTACTGCGTTGATAGCATAGTCGCTGTGTCCATTGGCAGTATCTACAAGGATTGCATTAGCACCTGCCTTAACAAGTACCCTGGCATCCTCTAGGAAGCTTCCAGTGGCTCCAATAGAAACAAATGCAGTTGAGCCAAGGGCAATAACATCCTGAAGCATACGTGCCTGCCCCTCTACTGGCATGTACCTGTGTAGCACCCCAAGCCCACCAAGCTGTGCAATCTTGACAGCCATATTTGTTTCACAAACAGTATCCATTGGTGCTGCAATGATCGGAGTCTCTAGAACGATATTCCCAATATCACTTCTAAGACTAACATTCTTACGGCTTACAATGCTAGAATGCTGTGGAACTAGCAGGATGTCGTCAAATGCTAGTGCTTCATTAATCATACTTTTCTTCATATTATCTCTTAGATTTCCTTAATCCAAATTTTGCCAAATATACGTAAATGGTCTCTACGCTTGCTCCGCACTCTTGTGCAATCTGCTCTGGTGTTTTCTTGTCAACGTGATAACGCTTCTTTAGCCAAGCTTCTGAGGTATACAGTTTAGCAGCCATGATCTACTTTGTCAACCTTTCCCAGTTCTTTACAGCATAATGTCCAATAGCAATAGCGTCAGACACATCGTTGTCTGATACCTGGACACCATACTGAACATCAATAAAATGAATTGTCTTTTCTTTTCTTAGCTGTCGCTCATATGACTTGTACCACGAATCTGATTTTCCAGGCACTTGCTTTCTTATGGCTAGCTGTTCTTCTTTAGTTAGTTTTTTATTACCGATAAAGTTTTGCCATGTGATTGGTGCTACAGATCTAATCTGCTTTACACCAGAAACTCCAGCTGCCCCAAGCAAGCCGCCCTGCACCAAGGCTAGGTCTGCAGCCGTCTTTGGGCTATTAATAAACACTGTATGCTCAATAACAATAGCATCTACCTGAGTGTTGCCATATGCCTTAAATAGTCCTAGGACCTTTCTACAGGCATCAATAACCTTTTCATAGGCAGTAAGACCAACAAAGTTTACTTTTCCATACGAAGTAAGCTCTCCATCAACAAAGATTGAAAACGCTAGGCTATTTGTACTGGCATCAATTGCCATAATGGTCTTGGGTTGATTTGTAAATTTACTCAGATTTACCATTGGCTATTCCCTTGATATCCCTGAGTGCTTTACTTACGTCTGCTGGGTTGATTGAGCAAGAGTTACAAATCTGTTCATCGTTATAGACAGAAAGATTGGCACCACAGCTTTTACACTGCCTAACTTTGCCAACCCTCCTGCTACGACGAATCTGGTTGTACTTCTCTGCAATCTTTTCTCTAGTTGCTAGCTGTCTGCACTCTGCAGAGCAGTAGATTTGATAAGAGACTGCTGGCTTGAACTGGTTGTCACACCATTCACAATGCTTGTTTTTCATCTAGTGGCTCCAAAGATTTAATTTTGATCTCTCCAGAACCAGCATTGTTACAAGCTTCCCTAATAGGACAAGTCTTGCAAATCTTTGAATTAGAGCGATAGTTCTTAGTAGGAAGAGTCTTGTCTTCCCATGCCTTTCGAACCTCTCGCATCCAATCAAATGTGTTCTCTACCCACTCATACATGTATTGATTTAACTCAATAGGGAAGATAAGCAAATCATGATTGTTCTTATTCTCATAGATAAGAACAGCCCTGTTTGTATTGCGAATCTTCATGTAGATAAGCAACTGAACTAAGTGTCCTAGTTTAGGCTTACCTGCAATTTTTCTATACTCAAATGCGTCATTCGGCATTGTCTTGATTTCACCAAGCAATGGCGAGTCTTCCCAGTTGAGTAGAACGTCGCCGTAACCAAAGATCGGTGGATCGTTGTAGGTTACTTTGAACTCTGAATCGAGCAAGAAGCCAGGGACATTTCCCATTGCCTCCTGAATACGATCATGAGACTTTGTACCAGCAGTCATGTTAGCAGCACCGTAGGCATCTGCATTATCCTCAAATACTGCACCTTCAAATGCTAGGTACCAGTAGCGAGGACACTCACCATGTGAGTATGCGATTGTGCTAGGTGCAAACGTTTTCTTTTGCTGGAACTTGGCTACACGGTTTACAGTATAGCCAGAGTTAATCTTTGCAATCAAAGCCTCTTTGTCGATAAAAGATGGCTTAGATGCAATTGCCTTTTCTTCAGATGCCTTGAGCATCACCTGTTGTAGTAGATTTTTCGCCATGATGATTATCGAACAATGTACTTTAGTGCGGACACGAGATCAGTGATTGCTTCGTGTGCAGTGAAGTAAATATTCTTCTTCTCCCTGTTTCCTTTTTCTACGTTTACCATCCAGGTTGCCTTGAATGCCATCTTAGCAGCAATTGCTTGCAGTCTTACGATTTCTACCGTTGCAACATTCAGTGGAATGTCTGGCTTAATAATAAGCTTGGCAATGAAGGTTAATGCTTCTGTTAGCTCTTCGTCATTCATAAAGTCAGCAATCTCTGAGAGACCGTTGACCATTTCTAGTGTCGTTTTGTTTTGCGTTTCCATTGTATTATTATACCACGCTGTCGGCTTCTTGTATAGCCTGCTTTTCCTTACTTGACACTCTACCGCCAGTTACAAACCATGGAAGCAAGATGTCGTATAGCTCCACAAGAAGATTTACATCTTGAATCTGATACTTCTTCATCTCTTTCCAAGCCTTGTCGTCACCATTCATGCAGTCAATCCACAGACGGAAACCTGAGTGCTTTACCTTTGCACCAACCTCAAGCTTCTGAGCCACATAGTCAAGCTTGTTAGATGGGAATAGGAAGTTAGCCTTTGTAATGCTCATAAGGTCTAGGTCCTTGGTTGGTGATGGTGGTGCCATCTTGTTCTCCAGGAACTCACGGTTAATGTGCTTGTGGTCAAATGCAGCAGAGTTCCATCCAACCAGTACGTCTGCTTCATCCATAAGCTTGTGCAGCTCTTCTAGCATAGCCTTCTTGCCATCGTGGTGTGCTGACTTAAAGATAACCTTCTTGTCGCCCAACCAACGTGCTCCAAAGCAAAGCATCTCAGTACTCTTAATGATCTGGTCAATGCTGATGTTCTGGTCAAATAGTCCCCAAGTATACACCTGCAATGGTGTTGTCTCAATGTCTAAAAATAGTGTCTTCATTATTCTCCTTCGATGATTTGCTCTAGTAGAGATAGCTCTATTATCGCAAGTCTAGTTTTTGTATTACCTTCTCCAATTACCACGATGATAGCTGGATCGTTTCCATTTCTAATTGCGTCTGTTGTTGCCTTAGCCCAAACGTCTTTGTTTACTGTGAAAGACTTGCCAACCTCTTTAAAGTCGACTGTAAAGTTTTCCCAAGTAGCGTCACCCTTGTGGGTGCCACGTCCAGAATTCTTGTGCTGCTTAGCACCAATTCTTTTACTCTCGCTCTGTTCGCTCATAGTCTTTCTTGCTCTTCTTGGTAGAAAGGTCTACCTTGCTCATGTGTTTCTGGCTGCACATCCACGTAAGGAGCTTATCTCCGCCATAGCAGCGGAGAGTAAGCACTTCTTCCTTACATGTGTGACAAGGGAACTTCCCAGATATCACTACGTATTTAGACACTTAGGACCTTCTCCTTTAGATAGTCTTGCAGGTCTAGGTCTTCCCTTACTCGTGCAACAAACTTTTCCTTACCTTGAAGTTTTTCATCTGTTCCAGGAATAATATACCATGCTCCAGTCCTTTCCACAATACCCATCATTTCAGCTGTGTCAACCAGATCTCCAATTGAGTCTACACCAACATCGCCTCTAAAATAGAATGCGTACTCACCAGACTGGAAAGCAGGAGAGGTCTTAGAGAACTGAACTTCCCACCTAATCACTCTACCTACCTTTTCCTCAATTAGTTTATCACCCACAGCAATCTTGCCCTTAATCGCTTGATTGTCTGATTCTGAGGAAAACAGTTTGATAACAGTTGAAGAGTAGAACTTAGTAGCCTGACCACCAGAAGGCTGCTGACTAGTATACATAGCGTTAATATTATTCCTAGACTGGCTAATAAGAACAAGCATAGTAGGCTTAACCTTATTATTAGCATAGTTAAGCATCTTCCAAGCGTTGCTAAAGTCACGTGACTCAGCACCGATCTGCTTCGTGTTTTCCAATTCCTTAAGTTCATCTGTTCCCTTTTCAAAGTAAATTGCAGGGAGCAATGAAGTAATTGAGTCAACCACAATAAGGTCAACACCAGCGTTCATAAGTGCAACACCTACGTCTACCATCTCATTGATAGTTCTTGCCTGAGATACAATCAGCTTGTCTGTATCTACCCCAAGACGTGCAGCCCACTCTTCTGAGTAGGACATCTCTGCGTCAATCCATGCACAGAGCTTGCCTTCTTGCTGAGCAAGGGCAATCATCTGAAGACACATGGACGACTTAGCAGAGGACTTAGATCCCCAAATTAGAACCTGTCTACCATATGGTAGTCCTCCACCAAGTGCACGGTTTAGACCATAACTTGGTGTTGCCTGGTACTCAGTCTTAAATCCAACACCTGTAGACAGACGCTTACGAATCTTAGGATCTAGCTGCGCCAGAGCTTCTTCTACTGTTGTCATTAGAAACGAACACCATGTCTTTCTGGTCTATCCTTGTTGATATTTGTCTTCTTTTCAAATGCGTAGTCTAGAGAAACCTTGGTATAACCATGCTCAACTAGACCTGCATATAGGTCAAAAGTACGAATAAGAATGTCTGCCATTTCATCTGCAATCTCCTCTTCGCCCTTGTCTTTACGAATAGCTTCCATAACCTCTACGGCTTCTGACACAATCATCATAAGCTGCTTGGTGATAAAGATATCTGTCTGCTCTTGCGTAGCGTCATCAACAACGCTCCAAAAGCCCTTCTCTACTGCAGTTGTATGCAGCTGCTCTGCAATGTCATCAAACATGTACGTCCTCCATAATTACTGTTCCATCTTTGGTTTTACCAAAATCAAATTTGTATGCGTTACCCTCTTGAACCTTCATGTATGCCTTTGAGAAGTTCGTTGGGAACACGGTTACTGGGTGCAACTCTCTTGCAGAGTCTGCTAGAGTTAGTGTTGCCATTTTCTTACCTGCTTTAGTTACCCTTGGCTTGAATGAGATTACATACATCTCTTCATCCTTGTATGGCAACTGCTTGTAGTTAAGAAACTTGACTAGTGCAGAATCGGTAGTCTTTAGATCGTCTACCTGAATCGCAGTAGTAATTCTGTTGTCGCTTGCTAGTAGCAAGTAGGTCTTACCTGGTTCGATAGTAGTCTGCTCTTCATCGAAGATACCAACACTACCAGTCTTATCTAGAATCTCTACACGGCTCCAGCCTTTACCACGCTTAATCGCCTTTACCATGCCCATCAGGATGAAGGAACCCTTCTCCTCAAAGTCCTCTACCCCAGATATAAATGCGTGGTAGTGGGATGGCACAGTAATGTTAAACTCTGGTAGGTTTAGATACTCGTATAGGTGCTCACGAATTTCTTCGTCATTACGAGGCATGTCGGCAAAAGTAAGTGCGCCAATCTTGCGCAATGCTTCTAGCTGTCTGCTAGTGACACCATTGCCTTTGCGTGAGAAGATTTCTTTGACCTGCTCATATGACGAGAACGGTCTGTTCTCAATACAAACCTTAGCAGCATTATCAGAAATGTACTTAATGCTTGTTAGACCAAAGCGAATAGCCTTGCCCTCAATCTTGAAGTCAGCATCTGACTCATTGACGTGAGGTAGACGAATAGGAATCCCCATACGCTTAGCTTCAATTAGATACTCAGTACGAGCATCCTTGTCTTTCTCATTCTTTAGCAGCGAGTACATAAACTCAATTGGGTAGTAGTACTTCAACCATGCAGTCCAGTATGATACTGTGGAGTATGCTACAGCGTGGGACTTGTTAAAGGAATACCCTGCGTGTGCCTCAAAGTCGTGCCATAGCTCTTCTGCGGTCTGCTGAGCAAGGAATCTTGAAGCACCCTGAACAAACTTGTCCTGGAACTGCTTGAACTCCTTAGCATCCTTCTTCTTACCAATGATCTTACGAACCTTGTCAGCCTCAGCCATTGTCATACCGCCGAGTTCTGTACAAGCCTGCATAACCTGTTCCTGGTACAAGATGCAGCCATAGGTTTCAGCAGTAAATGCCTTCATCACTTGGTGGTGGTATGCAATGTTCTGCTTACCGTGCTTACGAGCAATGTAATCCTTACCAATTGTATTGGCAGCACCTGGACGAACCAAAGCGTTAGAAGCTGCAAGCTCTGCAAAGTTTCTAACACCCATCTTTACAAGTAGGTTTGTATATGGCGTAGCTTCACACTGGAACACACCCTTGGTAAATCCAGAAGATAGCATCTCGTATACCTTTGGGTCTTCCATATTCAATGAAAGGAGGTCTACCTTCTTCCCAGATCTGTCTTCAATAATCTTAACAGTGTCCTGGATAACAGATAGGGTCTTTAGACCAAGTGCGTCAATCTTAATTAGACCAATACGCTCTGCTTCTTCCATGTCTACAGCTACTACTGGAATGCGGTCACCAGATCCTGGAGACTGTCGAGTTTCCATTGGCGCATAGCGGAAGATAGGCTCTTTTGCGGTTACAACACCAGCAGCGTGGATACCAGTACCACGGATGCGACCACGAAGCTGCTCACCGTATAGCTCAATCTCTGGATACTTTTCACGGAACCACGCAGCCTGCTTTGAGGTGCAGTAGTCGTCCCACGTATCAATTACTTTAAGAACCTTGTTCACATCTGGTAGCGGAATGTTTAGCACACGTGCAATGTCACGGACAACACCCTTGTCCTTGAACTCAAGGAATGTCGCAATAGATGCTACGTGACGATACTGACGAACTAGGTAGTCCTTTACTTCTTCACGACGTGAGTCCTGGATATCTGTATCAATATCTGGGAAGTCATTACGCTCTGGGTTAATGAATCGGAAGAACAGTAGACCATGCTGAATTGGATCAATGTCTGTAATGCTTAGTGCGTAGCAAAGCAATGAGCCTGCAGCAGAACCACGACCTGGTCCAACCATGATGCCTTCTTTCTTAGCCCACGAAATCATGTTTCGTACAACCAAGAAGTATGGACCAAAGTTCTTATCGCTAATAACCTTAAGCTCTTCATCTAGACGATCTAGGTATTCCTGCTTGCCGTCTAGACCTCGTACACGCAAACCTTCTAGGGCAAGGTTACGCAACTCCTCGTCTGGATTCTGATACTGTACTGGTAGTAGGTTTTGGTGGTCAAGGATTTGGTAGTCCTCAACTTTATCAGCAATCTCATTAGAGTGGGCATAGATATCTTCACGATCGATACCCTGAGCCTTCATGGCATTGTGCATCTCTTCATCAGAGAGGAGATGAATATCAAACTTATTAAATGACATCTGCCTGTCAGCACCGTACAGGTAGTCTAGCTTATCCATCAAGTTGTCGTGCTTTAGCGACTTCTCGTAAGTAGCATCTTTCTCAATCTTATTAGCATAAGTATTGAGGATTAGCTTTAGCTCCTGGATTTCTTTCTGACCAGTGTGTGAGTGGTGGCAGTCTGGAGTTACCACAGCCTTGACGTTGTATTCGTCAGCTAGCTGTAGGAGTTGTAGATTTACCTCTGCAGGATTGTGTGGCATTACCTCAATGTAGTAGTCGTCACCGAATACACGCTTGTGCCATTCAATGATTCTTTTAGCCTCTGCAAACTCTTCTGCCTCAATAGCCTTGGCTAGGGCACCAGAGAGGCACCCAGAGGTAACAACAAGTCCCTCCGAGTACTTCTCTAGTACCTCATAGTCAATGCGTGGCTTTTTATAAAACCCATCAGTCCACGCAATTTCGTTGAGCTTGTTTAGATTTTCTAGCCCAACCTTGTCCTTTGCAAGAAGGATAATGTGATTATAGATAAGATCAAGTGGACCCTTGCGTTCATCTTTATCACGTTGATCGAATCTATCCTCTGTAATATATCCTTCTACGCCCAGGATTGGCTTGATGCCCTTCTCCTTTGCAGCACGATACATCTCTCGGTGCCCTGAGAGTGAACCATGATCTGTAATAGCAAGTGCAGACATACCAAGTTCTTGAGCACGTTCAACGTACTCTGCTGGTGTGGCAATGCCATCAAACAAAGAATAATGGGTGTGGACATGCAAGCCAATGTAACTCATTAGTATCTTACCAATCGATGTTAGAAGATGAAGTTACAGATGGTGTGTCAAAGCCGAGGTAGTAAGCCTCCTGCTCTGCATAAGGAACCTTGTTCAATGCCGACTCTAGTGGGAATGGGCGAACAGAGTTCCAGTTAAATGGCTCCTGGTCTGGAGCAGTAGGAATCAGGGTGTAGCTGGTCTCAGTTCCCTGACCATTACGCTTTAGCTTCCAAGACAGGTTCGAGATTGAACCAGTCTCAAGAGCGTACTCACGAATAGTGTTGAACGCAGACTGCTTGCTTACACCCATTGACCAAATGGCAACATATGGTGCCTCAACGCCATCGTCTACTAGAACGTTGCAGTAGAAACGAAGGCGACCACGCCAACCTGCATTACCCTTTGGGTCCTTGCGGTACATCTCTTCAGCCCAGTCACGACCCTCTGTATCAGTGGTGTCGATAGCCTTGCGCTTGTAGTCCTTTGGGTTGGTGTGTTCCTTTACAACTAGAGCAAGACCACGCTCTTCGTTGTAGTTTGCGCTGTCCTCGTCCAGCTCCTCAATGAAGCGGATCTTGACAGACTGACCGTCAGCTAGCTTGAGCCAGCGGACCTTTGGTGTGTTTTCGTCATACTTTGGCTTGTCAAGTAGTGCGTTGATGTTCTTTAGCCCTTTGATAACACTCATGTTTTTCTCCTATATTTTTCTTGGTGTTTTAGTTTAGCATAGAGGCAATAGACTTGTCAAACGATACCTCTAATTTTTTGATGTCGTCGTCTTGCATATCGCCAATATCCTTATATTGTTTATTTAGTTGTATGACAGTAACACGAGATCCTAGCTTTTCAACTAGTCTATCCTTCATGTTACCGCCTGCTTCATCATTATCTGCAACTATGTAGATATTGTTGAAATATTTTTGTAGTAGTTCTACCTGAACATTAGACACGTTAGCACCCAATGTTGCGACTGCTGGAAAGCCACACTGGTCCAACCTAATCGCATCAAACGATGACTCTACTACATACACCTTGCTGGATGCTCTTACCCTATGTAAGTTGAATAGCACTTTTGACTTTGGTAGTCCAGGTGTATTTTTAAAATCTTTACCCTCCACAGATCTGCCAACAAATCCAACTTCCATACCATCTGGAGAGTGTACTGGAATTGTTACCATGTCCTGCTTTTCAGAATAGCCTAGGGCAAACTTCTTTACAGAGTCTTCTGTAATTAGCCTACCCTGGTAGTATCGCATAGCACGAGGTGACTCAAGTGCTTGCTGGTTAAGACGCTTTATTAGAACCTGATCATACTGGCTATATTCTGGAATAACAACAAGCTTCTTGTTTATTTCAGCAGACAAGTTTGTCTCTACTGACTTGCTCTTGATATACCTGACGGACTCAAAGTATGTTCTGCCTGTAGTGTGCATCACAAACTCTATGAGGTCTGCGACTTTGTGGCAAGAAAAGCAAAAGAATGTTCCAGAGAACTTGTCGATTTCTCCTGCAGGAGTTCGGTGGTTGCCATGGAATGGGCAGAAAATAATGTAGTCAGTATCTACTTCGGATTCGACCGAGATTCCTGCGCCTGCAAGGACTCGCTTGATTTGCTCTTTTCCGTATAAATTACTGTCGTTTCGTCTATTCCTGATATCCATTCGCTCTGTCTTTTCCCTACGTATACTCCATATGATGATATTTTAAATTCAAAGTGGTTCTGTTGTTGATTATATTGTAGCGTAAAATCTGTGTTTATGTCAAGCCTTGGAACATATCCAGACAACCGCATTTCCGTAACTAGCAATCTGTGGTACTCTTGCCTTAGTCTAGGAAGTGCAGAGTCGTCATGGATAGTCCCTTCAAGGTGAAACCTTTTTATTGGCTTGTGATGTACGCTTTCCATACGTACTATTATAACTAATTATCTTCAAAGTCCTTGTACTTATACCAGCCTTTATCGAAATCTACCTGGACCAAAAACTCGCCCATAAAACCATTACGGTTCTTACGGAAGACACACTCGATAATATCTGAGTTAGCACCACGACCAAGAGCCATTACCCAGTCAGCATCGTATGCAATCTGACGTGACCATGCAGTCTGACCAAGAGTTGGAACAGTATCTAACTTAGTAACATCGTCTGGAGTAGCTGACGAGATAGCGATAATTGGAATCTCTTCAGAAATAGCCAAGAGCTTTAGCTCACGTGACAGGTTCTTCATACGAACAGTTTCGCTGTCTGCCTTCTGGTTTGGACTCATAAGCTGCAGATAGTCGACAATGATAAAGTCTGGCTTATACTGATCGATCTTTCCTCTAATAACGCTTGGCGTTACTTCTCCACCAGAATCATTAGAGATAATGTGGAACTCTGGCTTGCCCTGCAGTTCACGCTTGTGCCAAAGTCTCAAGTCATTTACGTCTACCTGACCACTAGAAAGCTTTCGGTGAGAGAACAGACCTTCACCCATAATGGTAAATACACGGTTACGGACTTCTGTTTCACTCATTTCAAGAGAGATAACTAGTGGCGACTTTCCTTGCTTCCATGCCTGTACCGCAAAGTATAGCGATAGCCATGACTTACCAATACCTGGATAGGCTAGGAATACTCCAAGCTGTCCTGGCATAATACCTGCAGGAAGATAGTTGTCAAAGCCTGGCAGACCAGTCTTAATACCAACAGAGCCTAGAGCCTGCTGCTCTTGAAGTTGCTGGTAGTAGTGAACAGCATCCTCAATGTCTGTCACGTCAATGTCACGAATAACAGATGTGTTCTTCTTCAGTTCTGATGTTTTTGTAATAAGGCTCTCTAGAACTTCTGTGCCTCTACCATTTTGAATGTCGCTAGCAGCAGACATAAGAATGCCCTTAAGGCTATCATTTAGATACTCTGCCTGAAGTTCTTCTAGGTGATGCTTGGTTGCACCAATGCCGTCCACAGGAGCAAAGTCACGGAACTTCTCTACTACAAGTGTGGCTGGTGGAACTGATCCATTCTGCTCAGAGTAGTTTCGAATAAAGTTCCAGATGTCCTTGTGTGTTCTAAGGATTGTCTCCACGTTTGCCTGTAGCAAAACGTGAATCTGCTTATCCTGCAATACTGCTGATATTAGTTTGTCTTCTGCGCTACTCACTTAGCCACTCCTTAGCCATCTTTCTTCTTTGTGCACGGTCTGCATTGTCCTGCTCATGTCTTTGACGTGAGTCAATAATCTCTTGTGTAAAGTTAGAGAAGTATTTCCAGTCTGGATTTTGAGCTACTTCGAAATAATATTCTAGCAGCTCGTAGCAGGTTTGTAAACCATATGACTCTACAAGAGCATCGGCAGCCCACTGCTCTGCCCACTGATTATATACAGGCTTTGCGTTGTATTTAAACTGATAGTGTTTGTTAAATCTACTCAGCAAAGCCATTCGGTCTTTGCGATCAGCCATTACTTACTTTCGATCTCAGCAGATGCCTCACGGACCTTTTCCGCAAGACGGTCTTCAACAAACTTATAAACACGCTCAAAAGCGTCATTGGTGTTTTCGCCATCACGCTTGTTGTCTGTTACAGACAGATCAATGCGTAGCGATTGAAAGTTGCCAAGGTTAAGCGTATAGCCTAGCCCAACAGTTACTTTAGTCTCTTCGTTATTCATACCCATGTTCCTCTCAAGAACTATATTGATTCAGACCAGATTGGAATAAACCTTCCATCTTCGGTCCTTGTATAAGTCAGTATACCATCGCCCATGCGCCTTGTCAACTCTTGTTTTGAAGGAGTTATGTCGTTGGTAATTAGCTTATCCTTTCTTGGTCTACCCATATGGTAGGAAGCTAGTATATCACGAATCTCACGAACTTGCGACTCTGAGTAATAACTTCTTACCTGCCAGCCTCGCTCTCCACCCTTTTGTGCTCCAGTTGGTGCTGGGATAATTCCAGCTTTAAACAAATATGGAAGATACTTTTTGTGCCTATTTACAAGCATGGCAGTCTGTCCTACAGTGTAGGCTCTTTCTCTGTTTTTCTTAAAGTCTGAGATTAGACAGCTTTCAATACGATCTTTTGTAATATTATAAACAGACATAATGCCATTAGACTTATTAAGATGGTGTGATCGTACTAGGTCTCCGTTTAGAAACCATACTTTTTTGTTTGCCTCGACAACTGGCAGAGAGTTATACGTCTCCATGTCGACCTTGCCATCACTCAAGTGAACGACTCCTAGTTCGGGACACCGATCATCATCAGGTAAATACCTACACGAACGTCAGCACCAGTCTTGCTAATGCGAACGCTTCCAGAAATGCTAGAGTTGGTTACGCTCTGAAGGATGACGTTGATATCTCCAGATAGAGATGTCTGGTCTAGCACAATTGGAGTTGCCACTACGATTGGTGGATACTTGAATTCTGTGTTTGAAAATCTATATGTAAATGGCTGTGAGGTTGCGCTTGAGCCAATTGTAGCCTCAACATATCCACCAGCCATACGAACTTCATTAATTAGCAAGTTCTGTGTACCAGCAGTAATCGTATCTAGCGAAACGTACTTCTTTGTGGTCTGTCTGGAAATGTTGTTGTCTACCAAGCCGTTGACTGCGCTAACAATCCTAGATAGATATGTTAGGTCTACTGGCTGACCTGGAGCTGGATCTGGAATCTTATTAATCATAGTTAATATTATATCACGCTATGCCACTGTTAGGCACGTTTTGGATTCCAGTGTATAGCTCTAGGTTTGGAGATGGCTCGTCCTTGTAGTAGCTAGCTCTCTGGACAACAAACTCAAAGTTGCCAAATGTTGGTGGCTTTACGTAGTATTGATAGAATGTCTCAGATGTAGTTGCAACGTACTTGAATGGTTCATCTGCATCAACAAGTCTAGCAAATATATCGTATGGACCGTTTACGCCATCTGCCCAGTCTATTACAATTATCCTGAGAGACTGCACGTATCTTGTGCTGCCTGTGACTCCACCCTCTGGAATCGTTTGTGCTGGTATATTGTATATTGGTGACCAGTGAGAGAACCTGTTTTGGTCCTGAGAAATGATTCTAAATCTAGTTATGTATGTATTATCTGGACTAACAAGTGGTAGGTCTGCTGCTCTAATTACCGCTTTTTTAACAACGCTTGCCATTATTGCACATCCAAGTCAAACCTAAACTCAATAAAGCTTGTTGTGTTTGCTTCTTTAACAAACGGCAAGGCATCGTCAGTACGAATTACACTGTAGCCAGTCATTCCGTATAGCGGAGTTGTAGAGTTAGTGTTTTCTAGTCTCATTGCATCTAGCAAAATATAGAAGTTTCCAGATGGCTGGTTATTCTTAATTGCGGTAGCAAATATCTTAACCTTATCTACCTGGCTCCAAGTAAAGCCAGCAGACTTTGCAAGACTTGTAATTGTAGAGCTTCTTACAAAGTACCTATTGGCATCAAAGTCTACTCCATTTTGACCGTCAGTAAGTACTACTGGCATTACTGCAGTCTGCGATCCATCCTGAGAAGAAAACACAACTGTCAGGTGTACTGCGTCTGGGGATACAAGGTCCTGTGGGTCATCAACACCAGTCTTATTAATGACAGAAAATGCCAGCCTAATCTGATCCCCTGGAGAGTTTTTGCTTAGGTCTAGGGCTACGTCGTTTAGCTCAATTGCGTCGCCTCTCCAAGCATACGTTCCAGAGTTTGCAGTTGTAGAGGTGTCTCCACGTAGAGCAAGTGCTGTGTTTAGATACCTTGCAGTTTCGTATCTCTCTGTTCTATCAGCATTTGTAAAGATTCTGTTGTTAGAGTTAGTATAGAATACCTTGTCAGTTACAGAAATAATGTTGGTTGGGTCTGCACCATCTAGTGGCTCGAACCTTTCTGGGATAGACTTCGGTGTGCTTCCCTCGTTAAATACCCAGCTTTCTCTGGTTGTAGAGAAAGAGAAAAGGTTCTTGCTATCATAGGCTCCAGCTGCTGGGTTAGAAGCTGCAGAGAATATGCCAACCTCTGTAATTTCATATCGCTCTGCTGTTGGCAGCTCGCCTGTAAACACAAGGCTGGTAACGCCATCTTCAGAAACGTAGCCTCTGGAAGTGATTGGAACTCTAAACATTTCAAAGTCTAGATTGTTTTTGCTTGAGTATTGGTTAATCTGTCCGCTATCTGGGTTTTGAGAAAGCGGTGTTGGTCCACAGCCTACAGCAATATATGAGGCATACGAAGGTGCCTGACCAAGCAAGAACTTGCTAATAATTCTTTTTCCAGTTTCAGTAATCATGGTTATCCTCCATATATTGTATCATTGATAGCCTCTCCAGACTTGAGAATTTCTATCTCAATTAGTTCATCGTCTGCTAGGTCTATTGCCTCCACGGTCAGATCGCCAGCTGCTGATAGGTATACTGGGTTGGAGTCTGAGCTTATTCTATCCTCTAGCTTAATAGAGAATGACTTGAATCTTACGTTTTCTGTATCAAACATTGGCAATATGTTCTTAGAGCCATACCTGTCTTCGATATGCTCTAGATTCTTAATAGGCTGGTAGATAATCTTTTGACCGTTTACCGCATCATTTCTAGCAATATTAATAATGTCAATGCTCTCCATTGAGTCAAAGAATATTTGAGTTCTTACGTCAAAGCCACTGTCATTTACGTTTGGTTCTTCTTGGTAATACTGTTCTGGAGTCGCAGACTTTATACCTGGAATAGCGTCTGAAAGCTTGACAACCTTTGGCGTATTTGGAATTGGACTAACCATTACACTACCTCACTTAAATATACTGTCATATCTGGACCGCTTGAGTCTGCACGATACTCAATATTGTACACCACAAACCTGCTGTTTTGATCTACATGTCTAATGCCGTCTGGTGTTTCATACTCTACCTTGACAATGTCTCCAAGCTGAAGAGTTGGCAAAGCGAATATCTTTGCACCAATTGAAAGTCTTGGCTTAGAGATCTTTGAGGATAGCCAGCCCATCATTCGGCTTGCCTGGTCCTGACTTTGGATATAGTTTGACGAAATCGAAAACTCATTTCTACCATACGTAATCCTATTAAACATAATATCTTCATAAAGTTTATTTGTCTTTAGTGGTGAAGATATCAATGTGTTGTTTGCAAATCTTGGGTTTGAAAGATCTCCTGCTTTGCTAAAGTATTCATCCATTGTTAGCTCTAGAGCTGAGTCTTGTGTTGTAGCAATACCAACAATGTTTAGACCACTACCGCTGCCTGAGTCAAGAACTACTGTAGTGTCAGTAGCATTGAAGACCAGGAACTCTGCACCATAAGGAGTCTTTGTCAAACCAGAAACCACGTAGCTCTTCAGTTCATCTATTCGTGGGGACATGTTGGCTACAAGAGCAGGATATGCCTTGTCGTACTTAATGTTAAAGTATGCAGCCTCTCTCATAATAGTTCCAAACTCTTCGTAGTATAGATTATACGCTGGCTGAGTTCCAGAAGAAATGCCAGAAAGATAGGTAGACTGAATCATACCGCTGATTGCGTACTTTCTAAGTGATTCATCAGATGTAATTGTAGTGTCACCAAAAGCACTGTTTACAGGCGTGTCAAGGACGTATGCGGAGTTTTGGCTATAGCGGTATCCCAAAGCATACACGTTTTCAAACATAACTCTAGACGATCCTCTAACAAACAATGACATGTTGTTAAAGATTGGAAGCTTGTCTTTATCGTCTACAACTGCCTGGAGAGTGTTATTGATGTATAGGTAGAATCTTCTAAAGCCAGAAAAGTCTTCATACTCTACCGCAAGATCATAGACAGTTGTGTTCTCTTCGCCAACAACTCTAGACTGACCCACAAAGTTTCCATCGTCACCTAGAATACCAACGGTCTTTCCCCAAAGTCTGACAGGGACTGCCTTGTCTGTAGATGATGTTGAGCTTGCATTCTTAACTGTCTTATAGAACACTACGTCAAACTCTGTGTTCTCAAACGATGCGCTAGGCTTGCCAGAAGATGTTGAAGACAATGCCATGATTTCAAAGAAGTATCCGTTGTTTGTTGCTGGGTCTACCATGACACCCAAGCCACCAGAGCCACCAACAATGTTTTCACCGTAGTAAATATTTCCACCTACTGGCATCTGACCTACGTACTCGTTGTTCTCGTACTTAGTCACAATTCTCATTCTTGTACCAAAGTGTACGAACTTAGAGTTAAGCTTTTTGTTAATGTAGGTAATGTGGTCTACTGGCTTTTCAGTTACCTCAAACGATGGTCCATTCATAACCAATGCACTTGCCTGAACTGATCCAGCAATTGGCTTAGTGTAGTTATTGACTACTGACTCCTTGGTGTCAGACTTAGCTATGTAGTTTTTAATAATACCGTTTCTAGTTGTCTGACGTGCCTTAGTGGTTTCAATACCTGCTGCACCTGTAGTGACTGATACGTTTGCAACATCAGCTTCCTTTAGTGCAAATATTAGAGATGATTCCATTTTGCAACCAAACACATTGGCGTTATCTGACCAGTAGGATGACAGTCCTGCTGGATGGGAAACGACAGGTGTTCCGAATTGTCCTCTACCATGCTTTGCAATACCAACTACCTTCTCAGTGCCATCTGACTGAATTTGATAGTTAGGCTCTGTGTAAATTCTTACAAGTCCTGTGGCATACATCTTAGCGTTAAGTGGAAGCTTTGACAAATAGTTTACATATTCTTGTGTGTCAGTGATCCATACGTTATTTCCAGCTGTTACTGAAAGATCTTCTCCATACTGGCTTAGCTTTGGAACAGAATATTCTACAGCATCGTATCTTATAATTTCTCCATTTGCATAGAGGTATCCAGAATACTGTGGCAAACCAGCAGCATCAATACCCTCACCAAGGTCTATGACATTGTTAATAATTACTCCATTAACAACAGATGGGATATTAGCAGAAAGATCTGAATTAAGTGGAACGGCAATAAGCTTGTAGTTGTCATCTGTCTGACCAAGCTTTCTTACGCTTTCTGCCCCAGGTATTTGCCACAAGTTAGATACTCTGTATACAAGGCTCTTAGATCTTTCCTGAATATTTTCTGACTCAAAGATGCTGCCAATTTGTCTGTCAATAGACCTGGCTGTGTACTGGATTGCACCGTCGTTGTAGATATCCGACTCTTGTCTTTCTAGCTCAACGATGTTTGCTAGCTTTTCGCTAGTCCTAGCATTCTTAACAATTCCAGATTGTGCAAAGTCTGTGTTGCCACGAAGCACGATGTCTGTTTGTCTCTGGCTTTCTGTTGGCATAATGTAGCCCTTGCTCATAACCACAAGATTGTTATACTCGTCAAAGAACATCGCTGACTGGGTCGCTACGGCAATTTCATTTAAGATTTCTGCAATTGATATATCAGTTCCAGTAAAGAAGAACGGAATAACGTCTTCTGGCTCTCCACTATTTCTCTTAAATGTATAATTAGAAAAACCAATAGAGTCTAGCAGTAGCGACACGGCATAGCTCATTGACGCATTCTGAATAAAAATTTCTGGTGCAGAGTTGCTTTCAAGATAGTGGAACATGTCTCTAAGACTTATAGAGATTGATCTGTCCATCACGTTTCTAGTGGGGAAGCCTTCTGCGTACAATGTTTTAATTGGAATATAGAAGTTTAGGAAGCATGGCTGTCCAGAAGAATTTTCTACCTGCTCAACTTCTCTAATCTTTTCATAGACCTTAACTTGTAGGTTCCTTGTGCTAAAGTTTGCGATAATGCTATCTTGGTTAAGCTCATTAAATGCTTGCTCAAAATCAAATAGGTTAATTGTTCCAGTGGAGGCGATTAGCTGTCCAACTGGCATACCGCTTACTCCAAGGTCAGACGCAGCCTTTGTTATTGTTATGTCGTTAGTCATTCCAGTAATGTCTGCAGTTAGTCTTGGCGACAGCTCAATAAGGTCAAATGTAGAGCGATACTTGTTCATTGTGTCTACAACAATTCTTAGTCCATATAGGTACTGGAACTCAGAGTATTGTGAAATGCTTGTTGAAAAGTTTGAGCCAACTCTTACTGGGTCTACCAGCTTTGTGACAAGACCATGAACGTCGCTTAGGCTATCCTCTAGAAGTTGCCAACCGTACTTTGGGAAAATCTCCACGTATGAGTCACCATCCCACAGGAAGTACTGCTCTACTGTACCGTTGTAAACCTTGTATGTATACCCTCTTAGTGATGTTACTGGAAGTTCTGACTCTAGTCTGTACTCACCAGCATAAACAAATATATTACGATACTTTTCTGGAACGATTAGTCCATAGCCAATTTCCACATACCCATCTTCTTTGATTACTGGGGTGCCATCTGCTCTGGTTGATGCTTCGTTAAACGACATTAGGTCTACCCAGGAGTTTGTCTTGTCTAGACCCTGTATCTTCCACCTAACTGGGATCTGCATATTATCTCTTCCCGAAAATGGGTCAGAAATAATGTTTCCAGATGGCATTGATACAATACCAATGTCTGAAGTTCCAACATGTGTCTGCATCTTTACGACAACTCTGTTTGCAGGCACTGGAGTTTTGTATACTACAAATGGTGCTGCATCCTGAATGTAGTGCTTACCATTAATAGTTTTATTTGCGATACCCCTCTCTGCCGAGGTGTCTGTTGTATTTGCAGTATCTTTTTCTACTTCAACATTTCTACCAGTTGTGCGGTATGATGTCCAGTACTTAAATGTATCGTTTTTGTGAGCTGCGTAGTATCTTGGTCTAGTTGACATATTGGCATCTGTGTTTGGAACAAATGCGGTATCAAAGTATCTAAGCTTGTTGATTCCAGAGCGAGGTCTAAATCTTGCAAAGCAATCCTCTAGCGAGTACAGCAATTTTTCGTTTAGCTTTGGCTCTGTAAAGATTGCAGGAGTTTCTCCATCGTCTTCAAAACCATTTTCAATGCTAATGTCTGCGTCAGTTGCGTTTGTATAAAACTTTCCGACATCTGCAGGGTCAAAACCGCTAGGAACAAATCTAAATTTTGAAGCAGGGTTTTCTGGTCTATTTCTGTAGTTTCCAACTAGCTGAATGTTGTTGGAAAAGTTCATATTCCATTCTGCCACAACAAAGCTGTTACCCTTGATAGTAGCAGAAGTTTCTAGATGGTTTTTTAGCTGATCATCTACAAACATTTAAACCTCTTCCAGTGACATTGTTATGTTCCAAAAATCATAACCGCTAGCCACACTACCCCTACGCTCTACGCTATAGTCAAATCTTGAAAAGTATACTTCGATTACTTCATTATATTTATCAAGGTTAGCATACGGATCGTCAGAAGTAAAGTTACGATAGTTATCGTAAGCTAGGTAGACGTAGAATGGTCCTTGATGATTCTTATACCAGTCAAAAATATCTGCTCCGCCAGCACCACCATCTGTAGTGAATTGCTGATCTTTGTAAAACAATGATCCAGAAGATACTACATTTTTGTTTGGTGTAGAAACATTGTTATCATGGTTAACCGAAGTTACTAATCCTGTAGCTTCTCCAGAATCATCGAACTCTGGGTTTACACGAAAAGCTCTAGATGGAAGCATATTCCAGGATACATCAATGTTTACCTTATCTGCAATGTGGTATGACCTCATTCTACCATTAATCATACGCTCACGCTTTTCAAGTCTGTTTGTAGAAAAGTTGATAGAAGACCTATTGTCGTCAGATAGTATGATAAATGATGGGTCTTCACCCTGTGCATTATTGTACTCATATCCTAGAGGTATGTGAAAGTTTGAAGTCTTTTCTACACCATCTACCTGGTAAGTGTAAGAAACAACAGTGCCTGGATTGTCTGCAAATAGCACAGCTTGTGGTCTGCTGTACTTTTTACGATTCTGCATATACTCTTGAGTATTTGACACTAGAATCTTCCTCCTCTAATTCTTTGCGAGTCTACCTGCTTGATTTGAGCCATAACAGTTCTTGCAATCTGGTCTGCGTCAGCATCCGACTTAACGCTAATGTTTACCTCATAATTATACACTGATTCGCCACCGTATGTGCCACGGTTTATAGCCTTAAGATTATCAGCACCAAAACTTGATACTGCATACTTGCTCATTACGAACTCTCCTGGTGTAAGCATCGCTGGAACCACGTCTGAACCAAGTGGTGAGCCACCATTGGCAAAGTACTTGATCATTCCGCCTCTAGCTTTAAACGACCAACCACCTGACCCAGCAGGAGGCTTCCAGCCACCCCTTTCATCATCCCATTCCCAGCCCATCTCAGATGGCTTCTTGGTTGTTGTTGTTACGCCAGCAGGGGCATTTCCTAGCAATCCATTTGCTTCATTCAAAGCCTTTACATAGTTCCATGCGTTGTAGGCTGCATTTTTAATTTGAGCATCTAGAAGTTCCCACTTTAGCTTTTGGTCTTCAAGCGTAGACAAAATGTCGTCTCTAGCATCTTCCAAAAGCTGAATTCTGTATCGTGCTGGCTCAATTGACTCTTCTTCAATTTTTGCGACCTGCTTTTGCTTTGAAAGAATTGAGTCTTCAATCTCAAGCCTAGTCATCTTTACACCATTTACAGTTGTAGTAATATTCTTCAGTTCAGCATCACGAGCTTGCTCAATAATTCTTCTTCTGGTTTCTGCTGCTGCAGATGCTTTATCAGCTCTAAACTTTTGAATTGCAGAAGCTGCTGCTGAAGAGTCTCCAGATGCCATTGCACGAGCAAGCTCAAACTCAGCTCTCTGCTGTTCAATTGCACGTCTTCTAGCCTCTTCCACCTTATCTAGTGCTTCTAGACGCTTATCATACTTCTTGTTGATTTCATCTTCTTGATACCCGATTTGGTCAAGACCGTACTGCAGGTCATCAATACCGCCAGGCTCATTTACAATCTTATCTATCTGATCTTGGCTCTTACGAATAGAATCTTCTAGTGGTTTTGTGTCTGCTCTAAATTGAACGTCAACGGCTTGTTCACGGTCGCCAATAATCCCTACAGCCTTATCATACATGTCATTAAAC